TACCTACAGCAATTGGTCTTACTTTCGCAGATGAAATTGGTAACTGGGTAACTAGTCAAACAGGTAAAGAGGAATTAGGTAAAGCAGCAGAACGTGCTGCTATAGGTGGTTCATTTGGTTTATTATTAGGTAAAAAGTTCGGGCTAATTGGTGTCGCAATTGGTGCTTTAGCTACAGAAGAAAATCAAAAACTAATGACCGATATCGGCCAAAGTTTAAAAACAAATTGGGATGAAGCCGCCAAAAAATTAGAACCTATTATTGGATTTTTACCTACCGTTGATAATGTACTTAAATTTTTATCTGATAAAACTACTTCCGGACTAAAAGGAATAAAAGGATTTCTTGATTCGGGATTTGATAGTGAGGAATTTAAAAATAACTGGGGTTCAGCGGTAGGCGTATTAGGATCAGTTGCATTTTTATTAGCCCCAGGTAAATTTACTAAAGCATTAATAGGAATAACCAAATTTGCTGCAAAAAAACCTAAATTAATTGCCTTACTAGCGGCAATGGCTGCTGGAACATTTGTATATGATAAATTATTTGGTGATGGTGAACTAGGGGTAGATGATGTTGCAGTAGGTGCGGCAGGAGCTGGCGCTGCTGCATTAGGATATAAAGCAATTAAAGGAGCTGGTAGTAGATCAGCTCCTTCAGCAGCACAAATTGCAGAACAAAGAGCATCGATGGCTAGAATGGGTGCGCCTAAAGTATTAGGTACACTAAATGGAAAAAATGTTGTAAAATCTGCAAGTGGGAATTTTGCAATAGCTGGTGCAGATGGTAGAGCTACTACACAAACATTAAGCGAGTCAGATCTTAAGAAGATGAAGCCAATCGGTTCAGGTGCTAAATGGTGGAACAAGTTCCCAAGAATTAAAGCGCTAAGGGGAATACCAGGATCAGCACTACTTTTTGCTGCATTAGATGGTGCAGTTGCCGCTGGTATTATGAATGATGATACATTATCCATGGAAGACAAAATAGGATTATTAGGTCCATTGATTGGTAGTACTTTAGGTACTATAGGATTCGGCGCCTTAGGAGGTGCTATTGGCACTGCTGCCTTCCCGGGGGCAGGTACACTTGTTGGTGGGACATTAGGTGCTCTTGCTGGTATGTTTGGTGGGGAATGGGCTGGTGAAAAAGTAGCAGCGCTGCTATTAGGAAAAGATCCTAAAGAACTTCATGCGGCATCTAAGAAATATATAGAAAGTACTATACCAAAAGGTCCATCTGGATCTGCCAGCGATATGGCTGGTGAAGCAGCTGGATTTGAATCTGTACCATCTAAAAAAATACAAAGACCATCAGCCAATTCCGGAGTTGAAGCCGGAGCAAATCAGATGAATGATTATCAAAGATATATGGGCGGGGCATCAGCAGCCGGTTTAACAGTCGGTAATTCTATTAATAGCGGTAATACTAATATCTCAAATAATACTGCGCCACCTGCAGCAGGTAATTCACCTATAGATCATAACGATATGCTTTGGAATACGGGAGCATAAAGAAAAGGGAGCCAAAGCTCCCTAATCCCCGACTACCGAAGTAGTCTTTCTCCTTTATTGTGTACCAACTTTTGTCCGAATCTTATTCAGCGACTAGGCCTACGTAGGGTTGGCTTACCTAATTAGTCGTCATTTGCCAATCGTGCAAAATATGACATAGTATCTTCATCACCAGATGTATCAATCTGCTCTGCCGTTACTGGCTCTGCCATACGTGGCTGAGGTGCTGGTGCAGGTTCATTAATCATGTTTTCCTGTTTAACAGTATAAGCACCTGCAGTTGATTCTTCACCGAGAACACGCATTAACTTTGCTTTTAGTTCATCATACGTTTTATAGTTCTTTGGATCCGTAAACTCACTGAGATTATGTAGTTGGTTATAAACTGATTCCAACTGGGATTCATTTCCTTCATATAGACCAGATGGGCTAGCAAACTCAGACTTATCATAATTACGATATCCTTCGACTTGACGGATCTTTAATTTAAAGTCTGCGCCTTCCCAAAAATCAAATGGGTTAACAGGATTTTCATCTGCAAATTCTGGTTGCATAGAATCCATGATTTTATCAAAGATCTTTTTACCAAACTTATAGATGAATACCTTGCCTTCATTCTGTGGTGCAGAAGGATCTTGAAGAACAAGAATATTCGTCACATAGTGAAGGCGCCGCTTTTGATCACGAGCTTTCTGCTTATCAGATTCTACACCCGAGTTCCAAAGACGCGAGTTAAGTTCCCCGACTGGATCAACTTGACCAATAGAAGTAAGGCTGTTTTCGATATACCATTGACCAGTTGGTCCTTTGAATCCGTGATCCCAGTATCTGACCCATGGTAGTTCTTGATCTGCTGCTGCTGGGAGGAATCGTAGTACTGCATATCCATTACCTGCCTTATCTACGGTTGGCTTCCAAATCCGATCATCTGTATATGATTTCTTTTCAGTACCACCACCGGTAGATTCCGCTGCTTGTACTAGTTTCTGGATTTGGTCACGATTACGTTTTAGATTTTCGAATGTCATTTGTATTTCCTTGTATTTGCTGAAGTATTAAACTGAATTATTATACCGTATTTTTGTTGTTTTGTAAACATATTATATATCGATCTATTCAAAAAAAGCTGAGTCCAATGAATTTGTTTTTGGAAGAAAATTTAAAGCCATAGCTTCAGCTTCTAATTTCTCTTTTATGATAGGTGATATAAATTTTCTTACATCTTCAGGATCAATTTCATTCCTTTCACAAAGATGTAAGATAGTATCCATATAGGATAATTTCGTTTCGATTACTGTTGCTTCGATAAGCTTAGTAAATTTTGACTTAGTCAAAAAGTTATCTTCAATCATTTATCTAATACCTTTAATAGGATTGTGTCTGAGTTTAATCTACCATTTGGAATAGTTGTCTTAGTGGTAAGCTTCTTCCATTCGGTATCGATTTGCTTAACGGTCTTAGTTAGAACACCTGGTAAAAATTCATCAGGCTTACGTAATCTAACTGTTCGACTATTCACAGTATCGATATTCTTAATTGTAGTACCAGAAATTTCGAATCCCCCAACACTCTGTGTAATGTATTCGGTAAGCATCCTGGATTTTGTATTAAAGGTATACAATCTGATTTTGCCAATAATTTGTATAGGACTAATTGAAACCAATTTAAAATTAGAATCTTCAGATTTGTATTGTACCTTTGAAACTTGTTTGTCTGCTGCCTTAGGCTGTTTGACTTTCGTCTTACGTTGTGCCTTGGCAGCAGACTTAATCCTATCAAGATCGAGGAGCATTTCCTGACAGGACTTAATGCGGCGATTGAGTTCGGGTCTTTTCAAATGTGAGTAACCCTCGACGGCATCATCACAACGCTTATGATAAGCATCTTCATAATCTACCAACCATCCCTCAATCACCTGGCGGACAGGCAATGTTGCCGATCCTGCCAAACCGTGTTTCTTAAATAAACTATAAACGTCGATAGTAGTTTTTTCGCCGTCTATCCATTGATCTTCTAACTCAAGAAGATCCTGCATAATAGTATTACTAATCTTATTCTTAAGCCTTTCCATAGGCGAAATACTAGGACGTGCATCAGAATCGTTCTTTTTAATTAGCTTATCCTGGTAAATTTCTTTACCAAGGGAAATCATCTCAGAAGTCCATTTTGATAGTCCCGATGAATAAGCCTTAGACTTATCATCGTCATCCTTCTTCGGAGCATGTGTCAGCCAGAAGGCTGTTGCTGCACGTGAAGGATGTGAATAGAAATGATATTCAGGACAAGACATAATATACTGTAGATTAGCAGATTTTTTATGTTTTTCTTTAAGATAGTTTTTCAGTATCTTAGATATATCAGAATTCGACATTTCAGTTTGAAAATAATATAGAACCTGATCGAAGCCTTTTTCAATTGGTACAGCACTTAGTCCGAAACGACGACGTGTTGGTACCACTTTCTTTTGCTTTTTTCTAATAGCCATAATATTTGCTCCTCAACAAAATTTTATTATACAAGCATTCTACCATAGATTCAATGGAATGTAAACCCCCTATTTTCATCCGCGCCTCATTTTTGCGTATATTTCTGGGTTATCTCCTCTACCGACTGGTACTGTATTTGACTTGTGAAGAGTGGCAAGACCGATGATGTATTCGCCTGAGTATTCATTCGCTCTTGCTTTTCCCTGGATGGGTGTAATGACGTCCGACGTCGGGACGCTGAAATGTGTTTCTGCATAATTCGGAATATTCGCGCCACTTGATTTTTCCTTAGTTTTCAATTGATCAGGATGTACACCCATTTTCCGAAG